AAGAGCGGCTATATTAGAAACAGTATCCGATTTAAAAACAAAAGCTAAATATGCAGAATTAGAACATCTTAAATCTATTGATGCATTTCCTCATGTTATTTTAGAATTAGAAGCTGAAATTATTGAAATGGAATCTTTTTTTGAGGAAGGTAAAAGAAATTTTGAACAAAATAAAGATGAAATTAAAATATTAGAAAAGCTATTAAAAGAATGTTATGAGTTAGCAGATCCAACTAGATTAAAACATAAAGACGGAACTTTTTATTCTGATGAAGAAATGTTTGAGGTAAATGCGGCAAACGAATTTACTGTTTTATTGGCAAGAGAAATGCAAGCTGAAGTTATAGCTAACGGCAGACCATCTGCCGCTAAAATTAAAAATGCTATGAGCAATCCTTTAACTTGGACTGCTTTAAAAAATATTGGTTTAATACCTCAAGAAACACCATTAATTGCAAGTAGTATTGATCCAACAACAATTCAATTAAATCTTAAAGATGATCCAATTGAAGCAATTGAACATAAAACAAAAAATCCACAAATTGAGCGTAAAGATGTAAAATTTTTATAAAGACAAAATATGAACAATACAAGAATTATGGATTTATTTCCAACGCCTTTATATATCAATAATATTGATGCTCCATTAATTAATCAGCAAAAAGATTATTTATTAAATTTGCCTAAAATACAAAATACAGGCAATTTAAGAAGTGAAAGTGGATATATATTTGAACATCCTTTATTTGCAGAATTAAAGAAAACAATTAATGAACATATAAAAGAATATGTAAATATTGTTTATCCCAATTCAAATTTAGATGTTTATATCACACAATCATGGGCTAACTACACAGAGCCAAATAAATATCATCATAAACATTCTCATCCTAATAGTTTTATATCAGGTGTCTTTTATGTAAATGCAATAAAGAATGAAGATATGATTAAATTTTATAAAGACTTATCATTTATATATCAAATAAAGCATAATCAACCTAATAATTATAATAGTGGCGATGTTGCTATTCTTATAGAATCAGGCGATTTAGTATTATTTCCATCAAATTTTCAACATGATGTTCCACCAACCACAAGTAAAGAAACTAGAATTAGTATTTCATTTAATACTTTTATAAGAGGAAATTTAGGCGATGAAGATTCATCCACCGCTTTATATTTAAGATAACATGAAAACAAACTTACAAGATTATATTGCCATTTACAAAGCTATTAATCCATTAATATGCAAAAAAATTATAGATGATTCTGATGAAGCTCAATGGATTAAACATAGTTATAGCGATCCTATAACACAAGAATCAACTACTTATGAAGATGATCTTGAAGTTTCATATCAAGAAAAATATATGGATTATTTAAATAATAAAATAAAAGATTGTGTAAATGACTATTTAAAAAATGTTGTTCCTAATCCTGTAGGAATAAAAGAAACTTCACCCATAAGATTTAATCGTTACCAAGTAGGCACTAATATGAAATTTCATCACGATCATATTCATACATTATTTGATGGCAAAAGAAAAGGCGTTCCCATTTTATCTATTTTAGGATTGCTTAATGACGACTTTGAAGGTGGCGATTTTTTAATGTTGGATAGTAAAAAAGTAAATTTATCTGCTGGCAATATAATCCTATTCCCTTCTAACTTTTTATATCCTCATGCAGTTACTACAATCACAAAAGGCACAAGATATTCTTTTGTTTCTTGGGGTTTTTAAGGTATAATCTAAAAATATCATAAGACATAATTATCGCATTGCGTCAGAAAGATGCTTGCGTCATTTACCTTGCAAGGAAAATTATGGCTATCTTTAATAAAAACACACTTCGTCAAGTTTCAGGATTTGACAATCAGATTATTGCAGGCGAACTTGTATATAATCAAGCTACCTATTGGAATCTAACACTTACCCAAACATCCACAGATTTGCCTATAGACCTAACAGGCGCTACTATTAACGCATCTATTATTCGCAGACAATTATCTAATGTCCGAGATAGTCGTTATGGTCTTACTTTTGACATAGCTGATTACTCACCGCCACCTAGTGCAATTACACTTACTATCACAAATAGAGATAATGCTAATGGATTATTTACATTGGTTATTGATGAAGGCGCATGGGGTGTTATAGCAAGCGATCCTCAATTAGATATTAACGCTGCTGATCCTGTAGGATTTTCAGGTCGCATCAAAATTTCATACCCTGCAAGTGGCTCAACGCCAGCACAAGATTTAATTATTTTCTTACTATTCCTAGTAAGATCAGACGGAGTGATAAACTAAATGGCTATTATTAACGCAGAAATTCAATCAGCAGCAGAGCTTACATTAACAGTTGATCGTGGAATTATTGGAAGTTCGGGTGCTTCAGGCTATTCAGGTTTTTCAGGTTATAGTGGCGCAAGTGGCGCTGGAATTTCAGGCATATCAGGGTATAGCGGTTATAGCGGTTATAGCGGATCAGGTATATCAGGTTATTCAGGTTTTTCAGGTTATAGCGGAAGTGGCGTATCAGGATTTAGTGGAGCTTCAGGTGCTAGTGGCCTATCAGGTTTTAGTGGCGCGGTTGGCGCAAGTGGAATATCGGGCTTTAGCGGTATAAGCGGATATAGCGGATCAGGCATAAGCGGTTATAGTGGTTTTTCAGGATATAGTGGCCAACAAGGAACATCAATTAATATTATTGGAACTGTTCCAACACCTGCATCTTTGCCACCAAGTGGAAATTTAAATGATGCATACATTGTAGAATCCGATGGTGATTTATATGTATGGGATGGATCAGCTTGGGTTAATGTAGGTCAGATTGTAGGGCCACCTGGCGCTAGTGGTATTTCAGGTTTTAGTGGATATAGCGGACAAAATGGTTTAAGTGGTTTTAGCGGTTATTCAGGACAAAATGGTTTGTCAGGATTTAGCGGATATAGCGGAGCTATTGGAGCTTCAGGATTTAGTGGTTATAGCGGTGCTGATGGGGCAAGTGGTATATCAGGTTTTTCAGGATATAGTGGATCAGGTATTAGTGGATATAGTGGATATTCAGGCTATAGTGGACTTGATGGCATATCAGGTGATAGTGGCTTTAGCGGTGAAGCTGGCCCACAAGGAACTTCAGGTTTTAGCGGTTATAGCGGAATATCAGGCTATAGTGGCGAAGTAGGCGCACAAGGTTTTTCAGGTATAAGCGGATGGAGCGGCGAATCAGGTGCTAGTGGCTATTCAGGTATCAATGGTTTAAGTGGTTATTCAGGTTTGAATGGCACTTCAGGTTATAGTGGCTTTAGTGGTTTTAGCGGTCAAGTAGGCGCTTCGGGCATATCAGGATTTTCAGGTTATTCAGGTGAAGTTGGCGCACAAGGATTTAGTGGCTTTAGCGGCATTAGCGGATGGTCAGGTATATCAGGCTTTAGTGGTATTAATGGCTTGAGTGGTTATTCAGGTCAAGATGGTGCTTCAGGCCATTCAGGTATTAGCGGATGGTCAGGTGAAGTAGGGGCATCAGGAATATCAGGTTTCAGCGGTTTTAGTGGCATTAGTGGCTATAGCGGCGAAGTAGGTGCTAGTGGCTTTAGTGGTATTAGTGGATATAGTGGAGCTGAAGGTGCATCAGGTATCAGCGGCTTTAGCGGATTTAGTGGCGAAGTAGGCGCGTCAGGTATAAGTGGCTTCAGCGGTTTTAGCGGAATTAGCGGTTATAGTGGTGCAACTGGCGCTAGTGGCATTAGCGGCTATAGTGGCTATTCAGGTGCTACAGGCGCGCAAGGTCAATCATCAAGTTTCTTTGAATATAATGCTAACACAGCATCAACTTCAGGTTATCCAGGCAATGGTTATTTATTATGGAATAACGCAACTCAAGTTAGTGCTACTCAAATTAATGTTAGTCATCTTACTGACAATAATGTTGATATTGATATTTTCTTATCTAGCTTACAACCAAGTGAAACATTTGTTATTCAAGATAGAACTGTAAGTGGAAATAATCAATATTGGTCAATCACAGGTGCTACAACAAATATTAATGGCGGAACTTCTACTAGCTATTGGATTATTCCTGTAAGTTTAATTTCTTCAGAGGGAACAGGCACTACTGGTTTTGGAAACAATCATAATTTATTTTTAGCTATTGTTAATGGTGTATCAGGCTATTCAGGTTTTAGCGGTTATAGTGGATTTAGCGGAGCAGTTGGCGCTTCAGGCTTTAGCGGTATTAGCGGTTATAGTGGTCAAGATGGTGCGTCAGGTATAAGTGGTTATTCAGGCTATAGCGGTTTTTCAGGCGAAGTAGGTGCGTCAGGATTGTCAGGTTTTAGTGGGGCATCGGGTATTAGCGGATGGAGTGGTGCAGTTGGCGCATCAGGCTTTAGTGGTTATAGTGGTGCTATAGGTGCTGAAGGTATAAGCGGATATTCGGGCTTTAGTGGTTATAGCGGTGAACAGGGTGAATCAGGTTATAGTGGTATTAATGGTTTTTCAGGCATCAGCGGCTTTAGCGGTGCTAATGGCGCTAGTGGATTTAGTGGTTTTAGTGGCTATAGCGGATCAGGCATCAGCGGCTTTAGTGGTTGGAGCGGTGAAGTAGGAACTCCAGGTGCTAGTGGCTTTTCAGGTTATAGTGGTCAAGATGGCTCTCAAGGTTTGTCAGGCTTTAGCGGTATTAACGGAACATCAGGTATATCAGGCTTCAGCGGTGCTACAGGTGAATCAGGCTTTAGCGGCTTTTCAGGATTTAGCGGAGCTGCAACTGGCGTAACATTAGGTGCTTGGTCAATTGGCAATTCAGGAACTAAAATGTATTTTGCATTTAGCGGTGTAAATAAATTTAGCCTAGATTCATCAGGTAACTTTGTGGCAATTGCCAATGTAACGGCTTATGGCACATTAACTTAAAAGGATAATAATGGATAAGACAAAACAAGATGCTTTAGCTTATGCTAAACAATATGACGATCAATTATATAGATATTTATTATCTAACAATTATGAGCGAGCGGTTTTTCTAAAAGGCGATCCAGTCTATCCTAGAGAAGCCACTCGTTATCTTTGGGCTAACCGCAATCTATTAGGCAAGAATATTCTTGAAATAGGTTGTTCTACAGGTTACGGCTCTCAATTCCTTCCCAATGATTCAAACTATATAGGATTAGATTATGATCCTGTTATTATTAAGGTCGCACGCGAACAGGAATGGGGCTTAAACATTTCTTTTACTAATGCTGATATCAACACCTATCCTTTAGCTCAATATGACACCATAATTGCTTTTGAATTGATTGAGCATCTTGATAACGGACTTGAGATAGCACAAAAACTTAAACAACATTGCAAGCGTCTTTTATTAACTACGCCACACAATGAGCCTAAAGGTTTTTGGGGTGAACATCATAAGCTTCATGGCTTAAATGAATCAAACTTTCCTGATTTCCAATATAACTATATCAATGAGCATGGTTATATCTCGGAAACTTTACCTGAAATTAATGACAAAAATAGATTTAATCTTATGATTATGAGGTGGGATCGTGGCTAGTGTTTTATGCTCTATAGCGACAAGAGGTCGTTACCAAACTACTTTACCTTTAGCTCTTAACGCTATAATTAATCAGACAAAATTGCCTGATAAACTTGTTATATTTGATGACAATGATGAGCCTGAAGATGTCCGCAATAATAATATTTATCAACATTTATTTAGCATCATGGATTACAAAGGCATTAAATGGGAATGGGTATATGCGGCTAAAAAAGGCCAACACCATATTCATCAATCAGCAAATCGCATGGGCTATGATTGGGTGTGGCGAGTGGATGATGATGCAATACCCGAGCCGAATGTATTAGCCGAATTATATTCTTGGATCAATGACGATGTTGGCGCTATAGGTGGAGCTATATTAACTTTGCCAATTAATCCTGATACATCTAAAAACACAGGCAAAATAGAAGATATTGATAAAGAACCTAATATTCAATGGGCGGAAATAAAAAAGCTAAAAGAAGTTGAGCATCTTCATTGTTCTTTTCTTTATCGCGCTGGAGTGCATGATTACAATCTAGGCCTTTCAAGGGTAGCGCACCGAGAAGAAACTTTATTTACTTATGGATTATACCTAAAAGGATATACAATTCTTGCAGCTCCACATGCAAATACTTGGCATCTTAAAAACCCACAAGGTGGAATTAGATCAGAATCAAATCAACAACTATATCACCATGATGAATTAATCTTTAGAAACACTTTAGCTTATAAAGACAAAAAAATTGTAGTTTTAAATGTAGGCATGGGCGATCATATTGTATTTAAAAATGTATTGAAGGACATTACAAACGCTGAAGTATTTACTTGTTTTCCTGATATAGTTCCTGGAAGGCCAATATCTGAAGCTATGTCTTTATTTGGTGACATAGATCAATGGAGTATCTATAAGAAAATGGCTGAATGGAATTGGACTGATAGTTTAGAAAAAGCATTTAGAAAGCTATACCTATGATTATTATTAGTCCTTATTCTAAAACTTTAAGAAATGGAAAAATCAATCCAAAGAATTATCCTTACTGGAAGGAACTCATTAGACTAATTAATGAGCCAATAGTTCAAGTAGGCATAGAAGGTGAAGAACAATTAGTTGATGATTTTAGAAAAAATTTATCACTAACAGAACTTGGAAGCCTTGTAAATCAATGCAGAACATGGATAAGCTGCGATTCTTTTTTTCAACATTTTTGTTGGGATCATAAAAAATATGGTATAGTGCTATGGTCTGTTTCTGATCCTATAATATTTGGACATCCTGAAAATATTAATCTTCTAAAGGATCGGAACAATTTGGTTCAAAACCAATTCCTATGGTGGGAACATACAGAACATGATGCAAATAAATTTGTTAGTCCTGAAATAGTGATAGAAAGTTTAAATGCAAAGTTCTCATGAAACCATTGATGACATATTCGATTTTCTACAAAATAAAACAATCAAAGATGTTGGCTCTGATTACTACGATAATAAGAATTATTTGGTTATTTTATTATCTGATGGTTCTCTCTGCTATATATCTTCTAGCGGCGATTTGTTTATGGCTCTCGAACGCCATCTCATTAATTAGTAGAAAGAAATAGTTATGGATATGCAAGAACACACGAAACATATATTAGATACAGTTTCGGGAATTACAGTTTTAGGAACTGTTATGAAATTTTTACCAGCTATTGCGGCGTTGTTATCAATAGTTTGGTATTGCATAAGGATTTTTGAATGGGCGCGTTCTAAATTTAAAAAATAAAATAATGCCCTTAAAAGATAAAAGCAAAACAAAAGATTATTTAAGGGCTTGGAAAGACAAGAACCGAGAGAAAAATCTTTTTCAGTTAGCTCGACATCGTGCCTTAAAAAAAGGTATTGAATTCAATATAGAAATATCCGATATAGTTATTCCTGAAACATGCCCTATCTTGGGACTTCCTATTAAAAAATTAATTGATGGTAATCGTGATTTAAGTCCTAGCCTTGATCGCATAGATAATGCTAAAGGTTACATTAAAGGCAATATTCAGGTAATATCTTTTAAAGCTAATGCTATGAAGCTTACTGCTAATAAAGATGAATTAATTAACTTTTCTAATTGGGTGAGAGAAAACTATGAGTAAATATTCGGAAGCTGGTAAAGGATCAACTAATAAGCTTAAACAAAAAAGCTTATATGATGAGAATTACGAAAAGATTTGGGGTAATAAAAAGAATAAGCTTTATGAAGAACGCTATTATGATTCCGATGAAACAACTTCATGGGATCAAGATAAGGCTGATATGATTGGCCTTAATAACAATACAGGCGATCACTATATTAAGTGATAACTTATGGTGTCATAAATGATTGTATATAGAATCAAGCGCTTGTTCGGCGGCATGAAAAGATCATGCAAAATAAGAGTGTCAGACAAAAGTAAAAGGCGACATGATCAAGTAGAAGCTTACAGACGGATATGGTTTTGGCATGAAGATAGATGGAATCAACGGCATGGATTGTAAAGTATACTTTACATCCGTTTTCATTCAAATCATTGATTTATATAAAAAAAGTGAAAACAATTTGCATGAAACTTTAATAAACTTAAAAAAAGTAATATATATTACACATTTAAATACACACTTAAATACACACTATACACACGATAAAAAAGGGGCATGAAGCCCCTTAATTATTGGTAAATACCGATTTTCTGAAGAACGCTATTCACCCATAAAAAGTTATATTTTTATATAACTTATTTATTCATTACATACATTGTAACTTCGAAACCGAAACGCATTTCTTGAGCTGATGGTGTAGTCCACATAATATTTATCCTTTATCTGTAACAAGCAAAATTACTTGTTATGCAAATTATGGACTTTTTGCAATACAAAACCATCAGTAAAATCATTAAAATGGCATTGCTGAATCAGTTGCACTTGTATTTGATCCTGCACCATCTTTAGGTTGCGGTTCTCTCATTGTTACCCAGCCGTCAAAATTGACAGGGATAGATTCAATAAGAAGTGAAATTCCACCTTGTTTATTATTCATAGCCACGCCGACTTTAGTCCAGCGAGCTTTTGTTTCGCCTTCTTTGTTTACATACTCGCCTGTTTTAGCGATTAAATCATGGGTTATTGCCATTTTGTATTTCCTTTAAGTTATTAACAGTAGTTTCTATTTCCTGTAAGAATAAGATCACCTTATCTTCCATTGTTTTAATATATTCATCATCACGATAAATACGCTTCACAAATCCTTCTAATCCAGTAAGGTCGGGATCAAAAGAAACGAGATCACAAAATTCCATTTCAGGCATACAGGCTAATTGCCACATGCATTGGTCGTAATATTGTTCTAATTGTTTGCCACCTGTTAAATAATTATCCAAATGGTTACTTGGATCGGGCGCTTTTAGCTCAATTAAATATGGCTTGTCAGCAAATACAATTCCATCAGGACTGCATTGAGCATTTTCAATTGTAGGATGTTTAACAATGGCTACTTGATCCACAAAGACATTATGCTTAACTTCATACCAAGAACGCGCCAACGGCTCAAGTTCGATACCTCTTATCATTGCGGGCGATTTCCAAGTATCTAATTTTTTACTTGTTAATCTTTCCCTAATTAATTCATTTTTATATTTTCTACGGGTTAATGATTCGCCACCTGATCTGCCTTCAGTAAGCAAATCTGCAATACGGCTACCGCCTATCTTCCCGATGCGGAGCGCTTGCCATTTTTCCGATCCCTGAATTACATCCCTAATAATTCTTTCTTCTAATTTCATGTAGTTTCCTTGTTTAAATTTAAGTTTCTATAAGTAACGCCATCATGCCATTGCTGATCTATTGATTGTTCATAAAGGCTTATTAATCTATCAGGATGAAGCAATAAAGGTTTGTGATCTTTAAAACAAAAAGCATAAAGCAAAGGACATTTTTCAGAGCTATACCATTCCATAAACATTGGAAGCATTTTAATTTCTGAAGCTTTAATATTGGCAGTTCCCTTTACCATTATTAACCCAGCCTTACCATTATTGTTAATATAAAAATCAGGCATATTTCTAATAAAAGTATTAAGGTCATAAAAGTTAGGAATTGGATCGTTCTTCTCATCAAAGCCTAATCTTCTATAAAAATATCCTTTTGATTGGCAATATGATTCAAATAATACTTCCGCTATATTAATGACATTATTTCTTTGTTTATAAGAATAAGTGCCATTCATAGTTTAGAGCTTTGAATTCTGCCATATAAAGGGGCTAATAAGTATTTATCGCCCAGCTCTCTTTTAATAGCTTCTATTCTTGTTTTGCGGGCTTCTATAGCCATTAATTCTTGCGCGGAATAGGGTAGCGTCACTCCGTAAAAATTACTGTTTCTTGATCCTTCCATCATAGCTCCGCCTTTCTTTTATCTTTAGCTTCAATTACCATTTTAGATAAAGTGCGATCATTCTTAACTTCACCCATTACAAAATTATAATTAGCCTGGAGTTCCTCTAAAGTTTCGGAATGATTAATTCTTTGAAGATAATCTGCGGCATTAAGCGCGGCGGATTGGCCATCGTCATCATCAGCATAAAGAGCGCAAAGACTAGATATGGAGTATCGGCGGATATAAGAAATTGCTGATCCTAATCCTTGCGGATCTTGTTTCT